TTCTCGGCCATACATGCGCGAGCCTCTGGATTGTTTCCGCGATAAAAGGGTGACGGATCTGGTGCTTTGTTTCGGCACTCAGACAGGGAAGACGATGACTGTGATGGGGGGCGCGGGGTATCGGGTTGCGAATGATCCCATGAACGCCTTGTGGGTGATGCCGAACCGCGATCTTTGTAAGAGCTTTACGCAAAACAGGTGGTTCCCGTTCATTGAAAATTGCGCTCCTTTGGCAGCAATGAAGCCATCCGGCGCGGATCGGCATCTCTGGACCCGGCTGGAGCAGTTCTTTGCGAGGTCCACATTGACCTGGGTAGGGTCGAATAGTCCTGCAAACCTGGCATCTCGTCCCGCAGGGCTGCTCCTGATGGACGAGACGGACAAGTTTGAACTCAAGAGCGATCGCGAGGCTGGAGCTTTGCAGAATGCCGAGGAACGCACGAAGGCGTTCCCTTATCCGCTGCGCGTGAAGACATCCACTCCGTCCACGCGTCATGGGGAGATTTGGAAGGAGTTTCAGATGGGCGACCAGCGCTACTTCCATCTCCCGTGTCCGCATTGCAAAGAGCGAATCCGCCTGGAGTGGGGGCAGATTCGTTGGTGGGATCGGGATGAGAGCGAGAGCAAGACGGGTGGCGATTGGGATTTGGAAAAAGTGCGGCGCAATACCTACTACCGCTGCCAGAAGTGCGAACAGAAAATCTACGACTCGCAGAAAACCGCCATGCTGCGCGAGGGCGTGTGGATTCCTACCGCTACAAACGGGCTTTTGGGCCGCCGCAGCTACCACTTGAATTCTCTCTACGCCCCGCTCAAGGAGACCCAGTGGGGCAACCTAGCCGTGAAATGGCTCATGACCAAGGGCAGCGCGACCCGCCGCCAGGCGTTTATTAACTCCACGCTCGCCGAGCCGTGGGACAACGAGCTTCTGGTCGATGACGAGACGATCAATGTCATCACCTACTCGCCGAGCGAGCTTCCCGAGGATCGCATTCCGATTATGAGCATCGATGTGCAGGAGAACCACTTTTGGGTTGTCGTGCGTTCTTGGGGGAATCCGAAAATGCCCGGCGGCCAGCAATCCTGGTTGCTCTACGAGGGGCGTGTCGAGACGATCGAGGAGGTCGAGAAGATCGCCGCCGATCACAATGTCGATCCCAAGCGCGTCGCGATGGATATGGCGCATAAGCCGAATACCGTCTGCTCCATCCTCATCCGCAATGGCTGGCGCGGCCTGTGGGGCAGCGACAAGGGCGGTTTCCTGCATAGCGGCATCGGAGCCGAGAGGGTCATCAAAGACTACTCGCCCATCCAATATCGCGACCCGCACCTCGGCACGGTGAATCAGAGCGAGGGAAACCAGAAGGCCATGTTCGTGTATTGGTCTAACGACCGAATCAAGGACCGCCTCGCCGTGCTGCGCGCGGGAGGTCGCTGGCATGTGAATGCAAATGTCTCGAAGACCTACATCCACCAGATCAACGCCGAGCAGAAGGAGTCCAAGCGCAGTCCCGTGACGGGACGCATCAAGTATTTTTGGAAGCGCGTTCGCAAGGACAACCACTTGTTCGACTGCGAGGCCATGCAAGTCGCCATGGCCTTGGTCGGCGGAGTGCTGGAAGACGACACCGGCGCACCCGAGGTGCCTGTCCAGACCACGCTCGACTTGACGCCTGCCGAAGCCGCAGTGGCCCGCCACCAGTTTGGAGATTTCCCTGGCGACTTGACGCCAGAAGCAACACCTGCCGACCTATGATAAAAGAACTCGCTCTCTCCGCTATCCTTGCTATCTCGCTGATCAGTTGCAGCCTGAGTTATCACTTCGGCACTCTGGCAGGCCGTCTCCACGAGCGCGAGCTGCAGCGCAGGCTCCGCGAGCGGCAGATTCGCTGGCGCGAGTTCGAGGAGGAATAAAAAAAGGCGGGACTGCTCGCGCAGTCCCGCCTGTGATTTGCAAAATCCTTACGATAAGGATTTCACTGCTCTACGACCTCCAGAATCTCGAATTCGTCTGGAGCCCTTGGATCGAACATTTCCGGCAGATACATGCCCTTGATGAGGGCTTTCATCCTTCCACCTTTGGATGCTATGGCTTGTCGCACCGCTTCGCCTTTGGACCGCCGCATGAATCCCGAGGCACTTTCATTATTTTCTGCGAGGTCTGTATAGAGTTTGAATGCAAAGTGAGTCTCCCTAGCATCCCCATAGGCATACACTCCATAAAATGTCTCGATTTGCATTTCCGCATTGATCCAAAACGGCACGCCGGGCTTCGGGTCGGATTTGATGAGGATCAGCGGCGTCGTCTGCTGGAGGAGTTTCTTTTTCGCTTCCTGCTCGGCTTGCACGGCGGCTTGTTGCCTGGCCTGTCCCTGGGCGAGTTCAGCCTGCTCCTTGGCTAGCAAGGCTTGTTGCCTTGCTGCATTTCCCTGTTCGGCTTGGATCCGCTGCGCCTCGGCTCGTTGTTGCTGCTCCGCCTTGCGCTGGGCCTCCTGCGCCTCGAAGTCGGCGGCTTGCGCGGGGTCGTAGCCGTATTTTTTCTGTGTCGCGGCAGGCAGGTCTTTGAAGAGGATTTTGGCCGTGCCTGTCGAGTGGACTATGGAGATCGATGTCGGCGTTGTTTTGACCACGCTGGCGTCGGTGTAGGTGGTTCCGTTGATCGTGACGATCGTGTCGGCGAGGGCTGGCATCGCTGCCAGCAGGAGGATGGTGAGTGTGGTTTTCATAGTGATTACGCCTCCTCCAGAGCGCGGTGGTATGCGGTGAAGAAGTCTCCCGCTTCGCGCATGAGGCGGGAGACAAGCCGAGTTGGTTCGCGACCGGCTTTCTGCTCGGCGGAAATGATCTCGGCCTCGGGATCCCAGAAGTGAGGGGTTCCGCAGCCGTCGGTGAATTCCATGATGAAGCGCGGCCAGTGGTTATGGATCACAAACTCGCGGTCGCCTTCGAGGTCTTCGGCATAGAGGAATTTTGGTAGGTTCATATTGCTCATTTTTCGCTCTCCAGAGCATCCCATAGTTTTTTCCTGATCGTGTGACGGGCTCGTTCTTCCGCCATCCAGTCACGGGCATCCGCTACATTTGGAGTAGCTTTCAGGACACCTTTGGTCATTCGGATCGCTGTAAGAATGGCCTCGCAGTCGTCTATTCGTGTATCTTTCTCAAGCAAAACTGTTATCGTGTTTATTCTGTTGCTCATTGTTTGGATTTTTGTGGTTGGGCTGGGTTTTCGTTTGTGGTGGTGGATCGTTTGGATGGTGGTTTGGGGCAGGTGAGTTCGATTTCGAATTGGGTGGAGCTTGCTTTTCTGATTTGCGGCTGGAAATGGGCGTGGTCTTCGCTGAATAAAAGCGAGGGCAGCCAGCTCCAGTATGCGGCGAGGGAATCCCATTTTTTTGTCTGGCCTATCCACCATTTCGGATTGCCGGGTTCGAAGCCGAGGAAGGTCAGGCCTGCTTTGACGAGAAGGCTGTCGCCCGGCTCGTCATCGATGTAGTGGGCGGTGAGTGTTCCGTCTTGTATGGAGATGCGGAAAAGCAAGAAAGCGAGAGGGGTTTCTGTGTTCATATTGAGGAATCATATTCTTGTAGGGCGACGGCTGCTACGCGCAGGCTTTCAACGCTTACGGCCATGGCTGGCAATATCTCGCCAATCAAAAACTTTTTCACCCACTCCGGCGTTTTTGGGTCGTCTTGAATCAATTGGATTGCGGCCTCGCTCATGTTTTTCTCAACTCCGCAGGCGATGGCTCTCAATCCATTTGGTCGAAGGGCCGCATGAAATCTTGCCTGAAGGTCTTTAATTTCGCATTGATCTTCTGAGCGTGGGACGGGACGCCGATTTTGGCATTCGTCCAATTTTCCGCCCATAAGCGCTGGACATGGAAGGCATCCGCCCCAGACGCCATAGCCATTGCAGTTATTTTCAGTGCATTTGTATTTCATTAGAAATTTGTTGGTTCATACGATTTGCGGGCCTTCGGGCCACTGGCTGCAGAAGGCTGCTGCGGCCTCTTGGAGTTCCGTGTTGTCGGCATGGTGCTTGGCGAAGCGTTGCACATGCTTCGCTGCAGGCCAGAGGTTGCCGCCGTATTCGAAGACATCGGCGGGGCCGAGGCACGCGGGGATGCCGTCGAGGTCTGTTTGGTTCTTGTTGGTCACCAGCACGGGGATGCCGTGGCTGCTGGCGGGGTGCTCGGTGGTGAGTTGGAGAGATGGGGTGAGTTGGTGGGTCATAGATTTTTGTTATGTGTTGGTTGGCTGAAATGAGCGACTGCGCCTCCTGTTTCCATGTCCCACGGATTGGATGTTTGTTTCCATTCCGCCTGCCATCCGCACGACTTGCAGGATACAGATCCAGGGACGTTTCCAGGCGAGCAGTCGCTGAGATGCCCGCCGCATTGTGGGCAAGGGGCATCGAGGTGATTCCTGCCTCCTGCTGGGATGTTTGATTGCATGAGTTGTGTTTTCATTCTTCGTCTTTGAGGTAGTTGGAGTAGAAGTCTCCCGATTCCCGCATGAGGCGGGATATGAGTGCGGTTGGTTCGCGGCCTGCCTTGAGTTCGGCGGCGATGATCTCGGCTTCGGGGTCGTAGAAGTGGGGCGTGCCCGCTCCGTCTACGAACTCCATGATGAAGCGCGGCCAGTGGTTGTGGATCACGAATTCGCGGGGCCCTTCAGGAAGGCTG